GGTGACAAGTTTTGCGTTGTCTTTTGAATAGTATTGTTCTGCTTTTTTGTGGCACTTGTCATAAATCTCTTGTATATCACTGTTGTTATCATATAAGTCTTCTTCTGAATACCCTTGTTCGGCAAACAAATCGTATGCAAGACTTTCTATCTTGGTGTCAACATCATTGTCCCCAGAACGCATATAGTGCTTTTGCACGTCGTCTTTTGACGTGGTGAAATAAAAGCCTTTCCCCTGATCGTTAGCGCTGTTCGTTTTTGAAATATCAAACACATTAAAACGTTCAAATGTTCCGTGATAAACGACCAAAAGATTGCCGTTCTCATCGACAACCTTGCTATCCTTGAAAAATTCGAGTTGTTTTTTTGAAAGTTTGCGACCTTCTGAATCGGTTGCATTTTCTCTCAATGAATAACGGAATTTTGAAAGTTCACTTTGGTATGGCGTCTTACCTTCCTTGAAGTAATATTGAATATCTGATATTACTTTTCGCGCAGACACGTTTCCTTCGTAATAAAGGTTGTCGATTGTATCCCCGTTTGCGTTGTCAAAGTCAACCGAGAACTCTTTGTTTTTCCATCCAAGAGTTTCTATAAGGTTTTGAATTTGACGATATTGCGCTTCGGTAGGTTCGATTTGCAAGTTGATTCCCGGCTGTTCGGGCATAACGCGAATATTACCACGTTGCATGAACTCAACCATAGCATCAGTACCATAGCTTCCGTCAATATCGTAGAATATATCTCTATGATCCACTGTTCGATATCCGCCGGGCGCGCCTTCGTTTCTACCCGACATATCGATTCGCGAACCATCTTTTAACAAATACCCTGTTTCTGCCCAGCGATAAGTTTTTCCGTATTTTTTAATTACGTCGTCTTCGATGCTTTCTCGCAGAGAGTGTTTTATTCCGACGTCAGTTCCGTTTTCATCCGCTGAACCGCCTCTTTTTCTGTCTTGCTTGACATCACTATTTTGTATGTCTTGTGCAAGTTTTCCACGGAAGTCTGCGAACGGGACATCAGTTCGAGTGTGGATTTTGAATAATTGTGTATCTTCTGTTGAAACTCCGACGGCTTCTGATTCATAAATTATGCTCCTTTCTATACTGAGATCTGTTTCGTTATCAAGGCTTATTTCAATAATCTTGCTTATAGTATAAGAGTTTCTATGCCCATCTGTAAAGACTATTTTGTTTTTTATTCCGTTTTCGCCGACGGCAATCATGTATTCGCCATCGATTGTGCGCGGATAATACTCGCCGCTGTTTATTTTTCCAACAGCTTCATCGAGCGTTCCGAGTTCGTTTTGTGAAATAACATTGTTTCCTGTTGCCCAGTAGTGATGATTATATTCCTTTTCCGTCACGGATTTTGGATTACGCTGTGCATATTTGCTTTCTTGTATCGCAAGATGGTGTTCAACCGATTTGCCGCGCAAATAGTCCTCACCGCTTGCAGCAAGCGCATCTTCAAAGAGTTTTATGCCCTTTCGCATTTGTTTAAGGGTTGCTACGCTGTCTTTTTCGCCTTTGAAAACGTTTTCGATGATTTTCGCATAATCGCGCATGTTGGATAAGACCTTGCGCGCAAGGCTTCGGTCACGGTCAACAAGCTTGTCAATTGTTTCGGCATCGCCAAACAGCAACTCCGCCGCTTTTGCATTGATTTCGCTTAATGCAAGTTCGACTTGTCTTGCATCTTGTCCGGACAACGACTCTCTGTTTTTGATTTTATCGTAAATTGTATCGTCAACCTCGTAACCGAGATTACGAACTTTATCAATGGCTGTATCGACAAGCGATTCGCCATTCATTTTTATCGAACTCAAAAAGTCGTACATTGAACGATATTCTTTCGTGCCTTCTGCAAAGTGAAATGCTTCGTGCGAAAAATCTTGTGCCGTACTATCACTCGAAGAGAGCCTATCTTTGGATATATACATAATATCGCCGTCGAGATGCGCATTGTCGGGCATTGATTCGGCAACAACGACTTTCAAATCAACACCGCTCTTTTTGCCCGTCAATTTGAGAGCCCTTTCGAGCTTTGTCATGTTGGTGCGCTGATTCTCGTCGAGATTTGTTGCAATGGAAAGATTGAGCGCGTGTAGAGCGTTTGCAACTTCTGTTCTGCGTGATACTGCAAGAGAACCCGACATTGCTTGTGTCGCCTGCTGTGCTGTAATTTCGGTTGCACCGTCGAAAAGAACCGACTTTTTTACCGAGCCGTCTTTTATGTCGAGTAAATCTGCAAGTCCCGGCATTGATTCAAGCATCTTCGTTCTCGTTTTTTCGGATGCGTTTTGATAACGTTTTGACACTTTCTCGAGTGTGCTTGCGTTTTCTGCATCGAATTTAGCAACATCTTCTGCTGTAAGTTTGCCTTGTCTTTGGAGATTGTCGGCTTTCTTCTTTGAGTTTTCATAATCAAGCATTGCATCTTGAACGCTTTGCGTCGGCGATATTTTACGCACGCCAACCTGCGCGCCTTGCATAACCGCCGCGGTAAGCGAACCAACAACGCCCGAAACAAAGACGTCTTGAAGATTTGGATCTTCCCAGTGCATTTTCCCATCGGGTGAATTGTAAATTGTTTCGAGCGTGTTACCAACAGCTTCCGAAACCATTTCTTCGACGCCTTCACCGAGAATATCCATTCCGACTTGAACCGCCTTGCTAAACTTAACGGATTTTGAGAGTTTGTTGATTAACTTATCTGCAACACCTGCGCCTGTAAACTTTTCAAAAACACCGCCTACGAGCTTTTCAGTTGCCATTTCAACCGCGCCCGATGCAAGACCATACAAGAACGCTCTATCAAGCGTAGGACGCGTCACATTGCCTTCTGCGTCCACAATATCGGTATTGAGTGCTTGTTCCGTAGATGTACCTGCCGCCGACACACCAAGCCCGACAAGGTTTGCTACTTGCCCTGCTTTCGTAAGCCCTTTTGCTGCCGTTGCAGATATCTTTCCTGCCGCTGCTGCCGCACCGCCTGCGCCTGCTGTAAGCGCAGTCACCGCAACCATCGGGAGCATTTGTCCAACACCCTGCGCAACACCGCGAACAATGTTCTGTCCCGTTTCAGACATCTCGTTTATATAGGAATCTTCAAAATCGACGTCAAGTCCATTTTGCCTTCCCGATTCCCACATTTCGCCAACAAGGTCGCGAGCAGCCCAATCGGATGCACTCCTTTTCAAATCTTCGTTGCCAAACCAACCTGCGAACATACCGACAGCACTTGCACCGAAGTCAAGTAACCCCTCGCCTGCTTTGAGCATTCCGTCGAGAGTATTTTTTGCGACATCACCGAGTGTATCGCCCAATCTAACACCAAAATTCGCCTTGTTTTGCTGTTCAACAGCTTGTTCTTCCGCTTGTTCTTGTTGTGCTGCTTGCATATAGGCGGAAAGCGTGGGATTGATCGCCACGCTTCCGTCGTTTGATATTCTTTGTTGTGCTTGTTGTATACGCTGATTAGGTGTTCCTGTATATGTATATGCCATTTTCAGCTCCTGTTAGTTTAGTCGTCTGAACGTGTCGCACCTCTGCTCCAACCGTCGTTGCAGAGATAGTACCATTTTCCGTTTCTCTTCACATAGAAATAGTTTTTTCCGCCCTTTTCTACGCGCAGTATATCTTTGTAGGAATAACCTGCCGGATCGGGCAAGTTCCATTTTGATGCTTCGCTTTGAGTGAATGTGCCGGTGTCAGAGCCAAGAGGATCGTCGCCGATAGTTTCGGAAACGGTATATTTTCTGCCGCTATATGTAAACGTGTATTTTCCGCCTTTATAACTCGAAGCAGACACATCGTTATACCCACGTCCTTTGGGATACAACTCGTTCTCTTTTTTGTCAATTGCATCTTTATATTCGGTTTTTTGAGCTTCTGTAAGTCCTGACATGTAGGAATCGAAGTTTTTAAGCGTAAGCGCGTTGATTTCATCAAGCTTCGCTTGTTTTTGTTTTGCCGCACTTTCCTCATCGGAAATAACGCTTTTATCGTAAGCGAGGTCAATATAATCATTGAGGCGCGTTTTAACGCTGTCTGTTGTGTCAAGCCCGGATATATAATCTTTTGCTTTTTGAAAGTCACTCTTCGAGAGTTTGCCTTCATCGTTGAGCGTGGACTGTATATAGGACTGCACTTCCGTCAGATAGTTTTGATAATTTGTGTCGGCTTTTTCGTCACGAGCCGCCATCAAAGTGCCGTATTGGTCAGAAAAGTTTCTACTGTTTTCGAGCGCGGCATCTTGATACGCCTGTAAAGCTTCTTGCTGGGCTGTTGCTTTTGCATTTTGGATATCTTGTTGCGATGACGCTTGCATATTCGCAAGCGAAATTGCCTGTCCCTTTGTTACGCCCTCATAGCCCTCAAAACCCGCTCCGCCTTGAACCTCGCGGATATATGACGCAACTCTTTCTGCCATTGCGTTATTCAAGGCTGTATCTTTTCTTGCCTGATTTTCCGCTCGCGCAAGGGCTTGATTGTACGTTGATTGTGCTTGAACATCCGAGAGATAGTTTTGAAAAAGAATTTGCCCTTCGGCGCGTTGGTCATTTGATAGTTTTTTTTCGGCAATTGCGTTGTTCAAAATGGAATAGTCCATTATGTTTTCCGCATCCCAATCTCTCGTATTGTCGATGTTCTCTTGAAGAAACGTTTTTAACCCGTTCCAACTCTGCGGACGGTTTGACTGCGTGGTTGTTGCAGGTTGAGTCTTTGGCGACGGCTGTTCGGGCGTTTGCGGTTGTTGTTCGTTGCTTTGCGTCTGATCGGCGGCAACTTTTTGGTAGTCCGAAAGTCTTTCTGATTGTTTTAGATTGCCGCTTCCGTCAAGATATGCCTGTGACGGTGGCGTTAGCCCCATCGCCGCATAATACTCTTCGAGATTTTTCTTTTTTTTGTAATCTATCATTGTTGTTCTCCTTCGATTATTTCTTCCTTCACTACGGTTGCAGTGCTTTTGTCCGCTTTGACAATTTCAACCGGCACGATAAATTCCTTTCCTGTTGACGCCTCTGCATAAAAGCGTTCGAGAATATCAATTTTTCTTACAGTGCCTTTTCGATATGTATCAGTCGAATAAAGATACTCTTTCAGAAATTGCAACGTACCTACCGCAAGGAATGAGCCGATTTGTATCAAACCGCCGATAACGGTCGCCCAAGTCGGATTATCCGCCAATCTATACCCGTAATAACCAAACACAACAGCAAACAGTATGGAAATCGGCAATGATAGAACTGCCTTTTTTGATATGTGTTTGGCAAGCGGTTCGGGGAATTTGTAGGGATTGTTATTGCGTCCGCCGTCTGTCGTTAAAGAATGTTGTGTCAACTCTGCAAAATGCACATTATTTGCCTTGCGTACACAGCGCAAGATAGCACGCTTTTTTAACTTCCTCTTAAAAAACAGTTTTGCCTGTCGCAATTTTGAGCGCAAATCTTTTGCATCAATTCTTGTGGCATCGTCGCGAATATTCTCGCATTTTTCTTTTATAACTGCTTGAAGTCGGGACGAATCGTCACAGAACACATCTTCGTAACTTATCAGCTCTTTTGAAAGAATTAGTTTTCTGCGCTTTATACGAAGTTCTGCGTTTTCTCTATCACAAAATTTTGGCAGTAACGGCAAGTAACACTCAATCTTCTTGATTGCGGCAGCTTGCTGATTTAACGTATCGAGAACCTTTTTTGAGTTCATGCCCGACAAGATACCTTGATAGCCGAGCAACATTTTTATTGCCCAACCAAACACGAGAGCAAAAATACCGTCTGCAATAATTTCGCTGACGGTTTTTCCCGACTCTCCGATTTCGACGAAGTTTTTTGCCATAAAAACGACAACAACAGCACCTACGACTATGAAGCCGATGCTGTTGATTACGCCGTTTTTGAATTTCTCAAATTTTGTTTCTCCCATTATACCCTGCCTTGATTTTTATTTATTGCATCAACAATTGCTTGTGTTTGATTGTCAATCGAAGTAAGCGTTGCCTTTTGGTCTATAACCTTTTGCGTGACTTTGACTTGATGTTGAATCGGGAGGTCTATGAGTTCACCCACAATTGCCGCTGAAAGCAATATTTTTAAGTCTTGAATAATCGGATCGAGTGCAAATACGAGCACTAGTGCAACAACGTATTTGATTATCGGATGAATGTTTTTCGGCACTTTCCCAAGTGCTTTTATGAGAATTAGAACGAGAGAAATTGCTCCGCCAACTCCAAGCGATATCGTTGATTGTGTCGTCGCCGTATAAGTGTCCCACTTTAAGCCAAAAACGACTGCGAGCGGTGCTATTGACAACACATAGCCGAGAATCTGCAAAAGAACCTTTTTTACAGATGGATTCATCGGTTTTTTTTCTTTCTTTTCCTTTGTTTCCTCACTCATCGCTTATCACCTCGCCAACGTCCGCATTGTCGAAACATCCGCTTATCATATCAACGCATTGCTTTGCAGTGCCGTTTGCAACCATAAATTCGTTTTGTTGAACCATAATTGCAAGAACTTGCGCCAAAGTGTTCATTTTATTGATAGATTCATCCGATAAAGATTTCATTTGCGAGATTTCTTTTGCAAATTCCGTAAGCGTGTTGCCGACAGCGGTCATCTTATCGCAGGCATTTTCAAGCTTGTTTGCGGTATCTTTGAGCTTTGTCGCGTCTTTGTCGTAATCGCCTTTTGTTGACGTCAGTTTTTCGACGGCTTGAACGATGATTCTTTTTACCCAACCGCAAATTGTGCCGATGCCGATTGATGTTCCACCAAGCGCAGCGACTGCCGAAATGACATAAAACACAATCGTATCTATGTAATTATTCAAGTCCATTTTCGTTCTCCTTATCTTTGATTATGCAATAATCAAGTGTGACATTTTGTGACTTTCTGCATAGCGCATCAAACTCGTCTTTTGGCAAAGATGCCGTGGCGAGTTTGTGCGGATTGGCAGATTCAACGATGACGCAATAGCCGTCATTCTTCTTGCGCTTCTTCATCGGATTCACCCTCTTCGGCAGTGCGAGCGGTTATGCGCTCTTGTTCGGCTTGTGCGGCTTGTTCAAGGCGGATGCGCTCTTGTTCCTGCTCGTAGGCGATGCGTTCCGCCATTGCGTCCTCAATGGTCGTGGCGGTGCTGTCCGGGAACAGTCTGCGGTGACTTGCGAGCGATTCCATAAAGTGGTCGTTGACAAGGTACACGTCGCCCGTCAATCCGAGTTTTTGTTTGTGCTTTTCGATGTTTGCGTTTGTGCCGTCTTTGATAATCATAGTGCATTTGCTCCTGCTGTTTTCTTGTCGTAAAGCGAAACGATTTTGCACGCCTCGCCTTTCGAGATTATTGGTTTGATATGTTTGCTGTAATACGCCACGCCACCGCTGCACCGCATAAGCCATCCGAGTCGGGACAATATGCTCCGTGCGCCGTGTATCGTGCAATATCCGCGCTTGCGCACAAGGCGGACGGTTCGGTTAAGTTCGAGCCACGCACGCTTGCGTAGGCGTTTACGCTCGCCGCAAAGAGTAAAACCGAGAAAACTCAACGGGCGCGTACCCGTGCGCCATAGTTGCCAGTTCTTCTTGATTGTCAACTTGTATTGCTCATCTCGAAGAACGTCGTCGAGTTTACGCTTTGCGGCGTGAAGTCGTCTTTTGTTACTATCCCACATTACAAGGTCATCGACGTATCGAATGTAATACGGGATATGCAGTTTCTCTTTGATATAGTGGTCTATCCGTTCAAGATAGAAGTTCGAGAACCATTGCGACGTGTAGAACCCTATCGGCAAGCCGTTGCGCTCGTTCCGTAAAATTCTTACGGACAGGTCAATCATTCGCTTGTCCTTAATCTTCAAAGCGAGAAGTTCCACGAGTTTGTCCGCGCTCACGCTCTGAAAATACTTCTTGAAATCGGTTTTAAGCGTATATCGTGCTTTCGGGTTGCGTTGTATCTTCTGCGCTCTCTTTATGCCGTAATGCACGCCACGTCCCTTGATTGAGCCGCAGTTCCATTCATACATTCCGCGCATAAACACGGGTTTCATAACGATGCAATAAGCCCAATGCACGACTTGGTCGGGAAAGAATTTCGGCACGACTATATCGCGCGATTTTCTCGCAGACCGTTCGTATATCGTCTTGTGCTTGTTCTCGGTCAGTTTGAGCGTCCCGTCTTTAAGCCATTGTTGCAACTTGTCAATGTAGTAGTCTTGTCTTTCAAGATAAGGTCGGACATAAAGTTTGTTTTTCTTTCCGCGTGACGCCTCTGCAAAAGCCTTTTCGAGCGTCGTCCGCTCACATAATCTATCGTAAAGATAACCTGTTCTTTTCATCGTTATGTGCCTGTGTAATATTGCTTTTAAGTCCCTCACGGTCTTTCGAGATTTAACCTACTAAACCGTGCCTTTTACGAGATAGTTTTTTACCGAGTGGTAAGGATGCGCGCTGTCTAACTTTGCCGTTTTTGACCTAAAATTCGAGAACCGATGTTCGCGTTCGTGTTCGTCGCGGTGTAGTTATTCCACTGGAACAGACCATCGTTCGCGTTCGTGTTGTTACGACCACGATAATAGACATACGCACCCGACGTAGAGTTCACATAATCGCCGAACGCGCGCACCCTGTGTTTTGTTGTTTGTTGTTCGTTCTTGTTTAGACAAGTTTTTGTACAAAGACTTTTCGTTGCCGCAAGGGGTTTCACCCCTTACCAACCCCTTTATGGATTAAAGGGTTTTTATAAGCCGAGAACCGATGCTCGCGCTCGAGCCCGTCGCGGGGTAGTAATTCCACCGGAACAGACCACCGCTCGCGCCCGTGCCGCCACGACCACGATAATAGACAAACGCACCCGACGCAGAGTACACATAATCGCAAAAATATGTGTTGTAACTGCTGTTGTTGACACATCCGCCCGGAACTGCAAGCAAAGGATAACTCTCGCTGATTTTCAAGGCAGACAAGCAATAACCGCCGTACGCAGAATATTCTACGCCTGTAACCGTTTGTCCGTATTTGCTTTCGTCTTGTGTCGCGCCGAGTCCGTATGCGCCGTCAAAGAACTCGTAACCGTTGCCCACGAAATCTTCGATATAACGCCATCTCATTCTGCCCTTGTCTGCGAGTTGTCCGCTTGGTGCAGTGAGAGTGTCCGTTGCACCGCAAGATTGTCCGTAGCCTGTATATCCCCACATAACCGCATCGCTGTTCTTCGTTGCAAATTCAATGAGCCACAAGAAGTCAAGAACGCGCATGTGATAAAGGTCGAGTTGACGATACTTTTCCCCTCGCGCCTTTGCGTATGTTCTGAAATTGCCGCAAGTCACACTGCCTTGTCGTGCGACGCCCGCCTTTGAATACATCTTTCCGCCCGACACGCTTGCGCCGTACGCACCAAAGTAAAATGCATCGACATGTACGACTACTTGATTTTCGCTTGCCGTCATTTCGAGTGGCGCAACTGCGACGTCAGTCAATAAGCCGTTCGCGTCGTGTCCTATGCGCAGATAGAGTTCGGGGATAAATACAAATTCATCGCCGTCGATTGTTTGACGTTTCATAAGGTTGTACGGGAACAAATCGTCAAAGTCGGATGAGATAACATTGTTGCTCATCGTCCAAGTCTTGCCGACTGCATCGTCTGTTCTTGTAAGCGCAGGCGCGCTCTGATACAATCCCGAAACGCCGAGAATAACGTTGTTGCCTTTCCAACCGATTGATACTGCCTCGCTTTCGTTCTCTGCGACGCCCGTGCCGATTCCTTTGACTGTAATGTTGTATATTGCGCCTTGCGAATATGTGTAGTTTGAAATGTCCACATCGAGCGTTCCGCCATCTTCGCCGCTGTAAGCGACCGTGTCTTTGAGTACGCCGTTTGCGTAAACTTCGTAAGACGTCGCTGCCGCTCGGCAGTTTGAGATGCGGAGCGTGTTGTCGTCCACCTTTGCAAGGTGCGGATGGCTGTCGTAAACAATGACATTAGAAAGGTCACTGTCCGTGTAGCCGTCCGCCTTTGCTTTGGCAGTTATTTGCACCTGTCCATAAGGCGGATGAAATTGTAAAAGGTCTTTTTCTTGCATATTTACCTCTTAAAGTAGATTTACTTTGAATTGTAGCGTGTCGTTTCCTTGATCGCCGCTACTGTCTTTGCGATACTTTACATAGATGTAATGTTCGCCTGCCGGAACGGTGAGTGTGACCGTTTGCACGTTTGCAGAACTTGCACCTTTGAAGTTTTTGAGAACGTTCGTCGTGCCTGTGCTGCCGTCGTCTGTGTTGCTTGTCGCAAGCGTCTTGTCAAGTTGCGAGATTATGCCGTAATCGTAGTTGCTTTCGCCGTAACTGATGCAATCAAGGCGCACCTGTGTTTCGGCTGAAACATTGAATGTAACTTTGCAAAGTGCTGCCGAGTTTGCGACGTGGTAGTTCTTGCTGACATAGTAGCCTGCGCTGTTGAGTTCAAAGCCGTAACTTGCGCCGGATACTGCCACGACGTCGAATGTTGATACGGGCAGATCGTCGTCTGTTGCGACAAGTACGCCGTCCATGTAGTATTCGAGTGACGTTGCGTATTTGGGCGGTTCGGCATAGAGCGTGTCGCCGTCGATTGAAAGCACGGGCGTGTGAAGTTTCGGAACGTCAAGCGCAACTGCGTTTATGCTTATCGTATTCTTTGCGCCCTCTGCTCCAAATTCTCCGAGTTTCGTGTTGTTGCCTGTGTAAATTTCAAACTTCGTGGCACGCGGAACGTACGATATGCTTATCTTCTCGTTCTCTTGGTCGAGCGTGAGTGTCGGCGCGTTGAGTTTTGAGCCGTCCGGCTCAACGTCTGCGTATTCGAGCGCGATTGCTTTTATGCTGACTGCACCGGTGTATCCGTCGTATGTGTAGTCAAGGGCGCGTCCGTTGCACTCGATTTGAATATCGGGCGGCAAATACTTGCCTGTCACGGGTGTGAGTGTGAACGAGAGCGTTTGCCCGTTCGTCGTCTTTGCCGTGTTTATGCTCGCATTGATGTTTGTCAAGTTATAGACTATATCGAACACCGCCACGTTGACCGTGTTGCTGTCTGCGCTGTCAATAAAACCGTCTTTCTTCGCACGCACTGTGATGGCGTACTTGTCGGGGACAAGGCTCAAAAGGTCGAACGTCGTCCCTGCTTGCTCGTGTTTGAGTTCGCCATCGCCGTACACCTTGTATCCTGCTACGAAGTTGCCGTTCGTGCTTGGGTTGGTGATGTTGAGATTGTTGCCCGATTTTGCAATGGTCACGGGATTCAGTTGCGGATGCACGTCGCTGACGGTATATGCGCCGACGATAACCTTACCGTCATCGCCGTACGCTTGATATCCTGCCTTGATTTCCGCCGCCGTCGCAGGATTGGTAAGCGGTTTTAACTCTGCACCACCGCCGCCGTGTCTGACTATATATGCATCTGCCATAAGCTCACCTCACGATTTGCAACTTGATGTTGATCGCAACAGACGGCTTTTGCTTTGCATAAACCTTGATTTTTCCTGCGGAAGTGACGATTTTATATACCTTCGCCCACGCTTCTTCTTCGGCTGTTGCAGTGCTGAAATCATCGGAAGGGACAAGATCCACAACGGGTGTGTCTGTTTCAAGAATGCCCGACAATTCTATCTCTTGCGTAAACGGCGAACTACCACTCCACGACGTACCTATTGTTGCGGTCTTATTTAAGACGGTTGCTTTCGTTTCAAGCCCTGTTGACAGTTGAGAGATGTTGTTTTCCGCAGACGTAAACAGTGCATCGATTTTGTCCATATTGTTCCCGTTTACATTGCCGAAACATTTTTCAACGTTTTCGTACGCATCGCCACTGTCGCCATCAAACTTGAAAAGACCGTGTGTCGTAAGTGCCATGTTTCACCTCTCTTAAAGCATTTTGCAAGACGCTTGACCGATTGGAATAACAAGAAGCTCGTTCGGGTTGAGTGTGATCGGCGTTTCAAGTTCAAAGTATAACGACGCGTTGCTTGTGCCACTTCCGTTGTATAAAACGATATACTTGATGGAGAGTGCATTTGTGCCGCGGTATGTGTCGAACTTAATCTCTTTACTGTTCTTGATTGTTACCGAACCGTCATCGCCGTATGTAATATTGTTGAAATAGATGTTTTCGGAGCTGCCATATTTACCAACGGCTTCTCTTCCGCATCCATATCCCGAAGGCGGCTCAACAAAACCACTGTAATATCTCGAACCGTTGACTGTCGGCGCACTCGATGCTAATCCTGCGCCAAGATAACCGTCACCGAGATTGAATGACGATGTGTTGCCGAAAAGCTCTTCCAAAAATCCTTCCTTAGCTGCTGGTGCTACTTTTCCTGACATTGTGTTTGTACCTCGTTATTTTTATTCTTGAACACGAATTAAGCATACCTGTTCAAGTGTTTGTCCTGCCTTGAAAAACTCTGCCATTGTTTTTCTTTTTAAGTCTGCCATAATGGCGTGCCTGTATCTGATTATTGCAATCTCCATCGAAAGTTCGCTTGTAACTTCCGATACAATGCGTTTTGTATTGACTTTTTGCGCCGTCGATTGAATATCAAAACTTATTTCTTGCTCGATTTGCGGTTTTTTGAGTGTCGGAACAACAGGCTCTATGGTTGGTTCTATGCTCATTTCAACGTAAGCATTAAGCACTTCTTTTAGTGTTAGTTTGAACACTTTCACGGCAATGCCAAGTTCAAATTCGCTTGTTTGTTCCGCGAAAACATCCTTTGCCGCCTTTGCCGATGGTGTTGTCGCTGGAGTTATACTTGTTTGCGCATCCGCCGTCGTTTCTTTACCTTTTCTGATGGATGGTTGCGTTGTGATTTCTGCTCCGAGTTCAACAAGTATGTCGCCCAAGAACGCACCCGCTCCGCGCTCTGCGATGAGATTCTGAATGAATGTTTCGACTTCGCCAAAATCAACTTCGTTTACATCTTTACCGCCATTACCTTCTGTGTTTAACGAAAGAGAGTTTATTCCTGTCGATACGGATATGCCTTTTGCTTCTTTGCCGTCGTTGCACTCTGTTTTTGTTATTGCGGCGGTAGTATTGATTTCCGCGCCGCACAATGCATCTTTCCCAACATTGTTCTCTGCGCTTGATACAACACTTGTTTTAACCTCAACTCCGCATTTCGGCACGACATTGTAGTCGAGTGACATTGCATAAAGTATCGGTTTCAGTTTTTCGAGATAAGTCCTAACGTCTTGCATGCTTATACCTTTTCAAGGATGAATATATCGAAGTTGATCCCGTCGTTACTGAACACATACATTGATACCCTCGCGTTGCTTGACGGGTTATACTCGCCGACGTTTGTTCCGTATTGCATCAAAGCAACGATTTTGCCGTTTGATTCAACACTGACTTTGGGTGCTTCGTCGCCCGTAAAAAACATTATTCCAGAGTAAAACCCTTCTTTTGCATCTGACGGAACGGTGAGTTTCACGCTTTGCGCCTTTTGTTTGAAAGTCTTTATGACATTGTTTATGAACGTATGGTCGATTGCTGTTGTGATTTCGTCGGCTTGATATCCTGTCGGTTTGATATCCTCGACGACCGTTTCTATTTCTTCAAACGAAGCATTTGCGGCGTCGGCAATACCGTCAATGCAGTCGCACAAGTATTCCGTCGGTGCAAACATCGCTTCTTTAACGTCCGCTTCTTTTTTTCCTTGCTCTGCCGGGCGTGTAGATAATGCATAAACCGATTTACGCTTTAATATCTGTCTTTGCTCTTCCGTGATTTTAGGGATACTCATATCACCACACTCCCTTGTTAAGTCTGTTTATCTTGTATTCAACCGTCAAACTGTACACGCAGCAGTCGCAATCGTTGTCGGATATAAAGCGGAACAATATGTAGTTGAAATCACTTTTCATGTGTTTTGTGTACGACGATTCAAAGCCTGTATTGAACGTGAAGTTGCCGAAGTTAAGGTTGCTGAAATCAAACACATCAAGTCCTTTTGAATCTATCTCTTTAAGCCCGTATGCGTTTTTTGTTTCGTAGCCGAGCTTAATCACGCCGTTCGTGATTTGTTGAGCCGCAAGCGTCATTCTCGTTAATACTTTGATATAATCGCTTGCGCCCATATCCATAATCGGCGTATACCACTCTGCGATGACATTTTCCACAATGTATTTGAAGGCTTTTGCGTCAATCGCCGCATTGTTGTATTTTGCGAGAATATATCTATCCGCTACCGCATTGCCGTCATTGTCTGTACGGTCGTAACGATTGTATAGTTCGATATATTTCGCACCTTCAAGTGTTTTTATTGCTTTTACTTTGACAATCTCTCCGTTTAAGTCGCACAAGAGGCGGAATGTGCCTGTCGGAGATATGATTTCACCGCTTTCTTTTGACAATTCAAACGTTGCCGTGCCGACATCAATGTTTGAAATGAAGTATTTTGTATTGAGTTCAATACCCAAACCTGTGATTGAATCCGCATAGACGACCTGTCCCTCGTGGAGCTTGGTTATTTCGTCGTATGTGACTGCAATTTTGGTGTTTGCACCTGTCGCATCGAGAGTAAAACTGTTACTATCGAATAACAAGCGATAAATACTGCCCTTAAAATACGCAAGGTCGCCATCAGCAAAGTCAGCCACTACACCATCGTGTTGTACTCTATTGTTTGTTAAATCGAATGTGACGGTGTTCAGTTGCTCGTATTGCCTATCTGTAAATTCATCGTCAAACACACAAATTCTTCCGTCGGTCGTACCGAAGCACAGCTCGTTATTAATGACAAAAAAACGTCTTATAGGACAATTGTCCCAATACCACCATTCATAGTTGTAGGTGTCCGTCATGTCGCCTTGTTGCGAGAAAACAAATCTCGCATCGGCGATGTAAACATAACTATCAATTGCGATATAAAATTTATTGTCGTAGATGATTGAAACGGCGTTTGAAAGACTTTTATGCTTTTTAAGCAAAGGGTTTATCAATCTGCTACGCTCTTTTGCGACACGCTGTTCAACCGCAATTGAATCGCTGTTGATTTGCACGCCGAATATGCCTTGCTTTGACAAGAAAAGTGCATCGCCGTTGAGCATTCCAATTGCATCCATTGAAACAACACCTTGTGTGATATATTTACCGGTCGTAAGATAATATCCTTCCGTGACCGTTGTCATATCTTCGCTTATGGTTGTTGCAACGCCCGTGCGGATATAAAGCGTAGGCTCTGAAATACTATCCTCTTTGAATATCGCAAGAGAATCATCGCCGAGTCTTTGGTATCCCATAATACGCGTACTACTTGTGCCGATTGAGCAGAGGTTTTTACTCGGAAAGTATGTAAAATCTTCTGCATTGCTCCAATAGTCATAGTTTGGATAGTCGTCACAACCGCTAACGAAAAGCGTGTTTGCGTTACCTTTCGAGCCAAAAAGCGCGCCAAAACGGCAATCAAGTATGCGATTTGCATATCTTGCATCGTCTTGTGCTATCGTGACTGTGATATTTGCTTCGCCCGATATTGTGTGAGGATGAACCGTGAGATAAATTTTGCCTTCATCAAAGTCTATTTCACCCCATTTGCGCGAATTTGAACAAGTTTTGGTCTTTTCATCGGCAGGATCTGACGATATTCTTGCGTTGATTATCTCGTATTTTCTTGCAGGCATCTCTGAAACTGTCAAATTCCAACCGTCCGCACCTATATTGTTGCAATCTTCGAGCGTATAAGTGTTGCCATCAGCCGCCGTTACTACAACTTCAAGATGCGTGATATTTTCGTTGGAACTATCTTTCCATATAATGCTGTAAGCTTCATTCTCGTTAAGCCTTTTTGCCACGGCAAATTGAATTGCCGTGCCATTGAGCGAGTATTTGAGTATAAGCGTATTAACATCGCTCGTAGGCTCGCCATACACGCTAAAATCGTGTGCTTTTATGAGATATTGCTTGTTATCCGTCGAAAGCCTGCCGATGTTTTTAAGAGTTTTTATATCGGTATCAAACGTGACAGTCTTTCCCGACAAATCTCTTTGCGCGCTTATGTCATCGGAGCGCAAATTTCTTGTCGCGGTTGCGCTGATAAGACTGCCGATTGACAGCTTGTATTCCGTATTGTCGCCTGTTTCCTCGTTGTAGTCTTTCGCAATCATCTCAAACGGTGTAACGTCGAGATTCTTTTCATCGAGTTTGTAAGTGCGCTTTACGGGCAATGTGGCGGCGGTATTCGCCGTTTCCGTATTCTTGTAGTAGTCGCTGCCTATTAGCGTGTTTTTCCTTTGAGAATTGAGAATATTGACATCACGCATCGTTTGACGGCTGCCATACTCAACAACCGAACCGTCTTCGTAATAATCTGTTTCTTCGGGAGAAATGTTGCCCGTTGTGGTCGGAACGTATGAATTATCATCGTTGTAAACACGACGGAACTGCAATTCACCGCCGTATACACCAAGCACAAGAAAGTCGCCGCAGCCGATAAAATATGCTCTGTCGTTATCTATGAACATTTGAACCGCGCGATTTTTAAGGCGCGTTGTATCGATGTTGTTTTTTATGAAATTATTATCGAACATGCTTTGCCAAGTGCCGTCATCATCTTTCATAAAAAACTTTGTACCTGCGTAAGCGATGTTTATTGTCTTATGTGCGATTGTAAATTTGAAAAGTCCGTTAATAGGCAAGCCGTTTCCGCTTGCGTCTTTGATACGCCCAAATTGACGCCAGCCCGGACGTTTATGATTGTTTCCGTTTTTGCTGATGAAATTGCACATAGCGGAAGCACGATATGATTCGACAGCGTAAACAGGACTTGCGGCATCCACACCGCGAAAGCCTGTTAGTACGACTCTTTTCCTGTCCTTCTTTTCTATGTTTGTATCAAAGCGCATCTGTCATGCTCCCAAAAACATTCACTACGCTTGCTTGTGCCGCATAGTCGTTTCTTTTCAGTGATTCAAGTGTTGCTTCAAATATGTTCCTTGCTTGCGCTGCAAGCGACGGTTCGTCTTCCTCATACAGTTCAGCCTTAATAAAGTAAGGGATGATTTCGGCTATCTCGTCGGGGATATCGATGTTTGTGCTTGATAATGCGTCAAGTGCGATTCTCTGCACTTTCGGCTCGTAGATTACGATGTGCTTTTCGCCATCTCGTAACGGTATCAATACAAGTGTGCCTGCTTCGATGTGAAACGACTCTGATGGTTCGTATGCACACACAGAATCAAACGCAACTCTTTCAATTGAATATAGATTCGGAATCAGCGTTTGCAGGTTATATCTCGCGCGATGACCGTCGTTAAGACATGCCGTTGCGGTGTCAATAGTAAAACTCTGCAACGGTAGCACTTCGGCGCGTTGTATCCGCATTAAGGCTCGGTTGATACAGGCTTTCATATTGACCGTATATTTGCGATATTCTTCACTTTCAAGCAAATCGACGTCTTGTTCCGACAAATCTTCCTCGTAATTTGTGAACATCAATGCAAGTGCGCTTTTTTCAATATCATTGATAGTCATAGCGACTCCTTTTTGCTTTTTATGGCGGAAGAAACAAGATTTGAACTTGTACGAGACTGTTGTGTCCCGGAAGGATTAGCAATCCTCTGCGATGCCAATTACGCCATTCTTCCGTAAGCACGGGGCGGACGGCTTGCGCCGTCGGCTCCCGTGATGACTGTACTGCCGTTTAGGGTACAGTGCGGTTCGTTATTTGTTTTAGGCTTTGTACTTCGCGACAACGACCTTTGAATCGTTCGTGAGTGCCGTACCGTAACGTTTGATAGCAGTTATGAGCCACGTATCATCTGCGTTGCGATAGTCGGGATGGACTTGTGCCTCTTTCTTCAAGAACACTTTCATTGCGGGCGTACCGTCGTCCACTTCTGGATCCTCGTTTTCGAGTTTGATGATGGGGTTCAAGTACGTTGCTGCGCCTGCATACGTTCCGCTGAGAGCAATTGTGCCTGCCGCACTCGTCTTTCTGCATTCGGGAGCATTTGCAAGCGCAATGCCGTACTCGCCAACTTTCTCTTTGAGTGTGATGACACCTGCGCTGTTGGTTGCTGAGATTTTTGCGCTCGCGTCTGCCGAGATAGCCGCTACGAGACCTGCCGCAACGTTTTCCGCTGTTGCCGCTGTTGCTTCGAACGAGTATTTCTTTCCATCAACAAGAATGGTGAATACATCGCCTATTGCGACTGTTCCTGCCACCGTAACGGTGCGCTCGCCTTGTGTGCCGTCTTCGTGTCTTACTCTGTTCGAGAGTTGAATCCACGTTGATGCGATTTTGCCGAGGACACCTGTTGGAACTACACTCTTTTCGAATTTGTCTCTACTCTTGAAGTTTTCGTCTTTCAAGAGTGAGGGATATTGCAACGGGTGTACGAACATCAATTTCTCAACACCCATTTCTTCGTCGCCAAACATTGCTTCTGCTTCAACGATGCCGTTGTAGCCAATTGCGCTTGCGCTGCCGTTGAAAATGTTCGGTGCTTCGTATGCGGTGTCAAACAAATCGCTTTCGATTTTGTCTTTGATTGCTTTTGCAAGTTGTCTGATTGCTGTTCCTTTGGGATCACCTTCGCCATCATCGATTGCTTCCGATGACAACACAACACCTTTTGAAACTTTCTTGACGGTGTATTCGCCCTCTGTGAAGCTCATCTTCGTGGTGTCGATGGTCTCGCCTTCTGCGGTGTCTTTTGCTGCGCCGATATAGCCCCACTTCGTTACCTTGACCGTGTTGCCCGGTCTGCCGTTGAGCGTTTTGTCAACTTTGATATATTTGATGAGTTTGAGCATAGAGTCAAGACTCTCATTGAGCATGTCTTGACATACTTCTCTGACAAACACATTTTCTGTCATAGTCCTTTGTTCTGCCATATTAGTTTCCTACCTTTTGATTATTTTGTTAGGCTCTCATACAATGCACGATCTTCTACGTAGAGTTTGGAGCGTTCGTCCACACTCATTTTTCTAAACTGCTGTTTTGTAATTTCGGGCGACGCACTGTTTTGTTTTGCCGAGCCTGTTCCCGATTGTTCTTGCGCGACCTTTTGAGCCGCTTTTATGTTTGCCGATTTTTCGATTTTTGCGATATACGGCAGGTACACTTTGTCGTAGACTTCTTGCAATGATTTGCCTTCGTTTAGAGCAAACATCCCTTGAAAACATACATCGTGCAGTAATTCGTTCAAATCCACTTCCGGATGCGCTTTTCGGAAGTTATTTGTGTCTGATACGATTTTTTGCTGATACTCTGCCCTTTCGTTTTCTGCCTTTGTTTTTTCTTGCAGCTCTCTGTCGATTTCATCGGCGTAGTCATTAACCGGATCTCCGCCTTTGTCCGAGATTGCTTTCATTCGGAGATACTGTTTGACTTCTTCGGCGTTGGTGATAGGCTTTTGAGTGTATGGGTTTGTTTTTACAAACTCGATAACACTTTTTACGCGCTCTTCTTCGGCGGCGGATTTTCGCGCCTTTTGGAGTGCTTCTGATTGCTCACGCTCGCGCCTTGCTCTTGCATAATCCGCGTTCTGTTCTTTGGATTGAACGGGTTTTTGCTCTTTTGCTTCGGGAGTGCTCTGCGATTCACCCTCTGCGATTGGCGTTGTTTCTGTCGCTTGTTCGATTGGTTTTTCATCAACCACGACATTCTCTACGTTCTCGCTTGTTTGCGCAGTGTTTTTGACTTCATCAGCCATAATGATTTCCTTTCCATTTTTCCGCTGTTGGTGCGAGTGGTTTTATTCGACATCGATGTTTGCGTTCGCCGCATTGGCGATAATTTGCGCAAAGTCCGATGCGTCTTGATGGTATTGATTTGCCGAGTTTTCGGCGTATTGTCGTGCGTTCTTTTCCTTGCGGTTCTCATTTACCGCAAGTGCGAGGTCACCGCGCAATGATTCATTCTCTTTTGCTATTTGTGAAACCGCGTTTAGAGAGTTCTTTGATTTCTCGCATTCCTCGATAAGTGCTTTAATTGTTTCGTCACGCTCTGCAAGTGCGGCTTTGTATTGCATTATTTCGGTTTGCTCTGCTTGCTTTATGAGTTCGAGCAAGTGGTTTTTGTCTGATAGTGCATCTTCCGGATATGCTTCAAGCCATTGATGCGTCGTTATCAACCCTTCCGCTTTAAGTTGGTCTATGACCGTGATATCGCCCGCCGGGGAGCTTGTCGTACCCGACGTGACTTTTGCGACGACTGTAAACTCTGTATCGTTGTATTTCTTCGCGGAAAACGTGTTTGTTATTATTTCAGACGTGCCGTTTATTCCTGCTTGACGTACCTTATACTCGGTGTTGTCGTAGTAATACATGCGATAAAACTGCTCTGCAATGCGCCCGACCTTTTCAAGCACTCGCCAAAACGCTTTTCTGTTCTCTTCGTTCGGCTGCTGGGCTTGTGATTGCAATTGTGCGATTGCCGCGCCGCTCATGTTAGCCGATAACGCTTCGCCGTTCATGACTTCGGTAGCACCTACAACCGTTCGCGTGTAAGACAAGAGGTTGTCTGTAAGCGTAAACGCTGCGGTATTGAAAGCTCCGCCGCCAACACGCTTTATGCCATCGCCTGTGGGTGTGTTATCAACGATAACTTGTCCGGGTTCGTTGGTTATCTTCTGATTCTTTAACGCGTTTGTTTTTACAATCCACTTACTCCAACTCTCGTTTTGGAATTGCAAGAGTTGCAATGCTTGCGAGAAATTGAAACATCTTTGATTGGGTATCAATCCTTCAACTTCGCTTATGCCGTAAATGCAATCTTCTCGCGGAATGTATTGTCCGACCGCAATCGGATACATTGTTGGCTTGTACACACTGAATACAGGCTCTTCTTCTGCATCTGCCGTATTATCAGGCGTGTTTCCGTTCGCTTCATCGACTTTCTTGCCGAAGATTTGCTCGTGTACCTTCTCGTATTCGGGACGAAGCGGAAAAGCATCGCGTATGACGGTTGCTTTCACGCTCTTCTCGCAGTAAACCTCGCCGTCTATCTTGAAATATTTGACAAGTACGGTACACATCTCTGTCCCGTCCTGTTCTGTCTTGTTGTTGCTTTTTTCTACATCTTCGTCATCGGCAACAATAAGCTTCTTATCGATGCCTTTGGGAAGATTGCTTCGTATAGCCTCGACTTCTTCTCTCGTCGAGATGATGATGTATTTTTGCTTTTGTTCGTCCGTTTGCGACGGATCGCAGAATATGACATTTCGGGGGTCAAGCGATTCCATACGCAATGCGCCCGTAACCTTACCCTTTTTTCCCTTTGCTTGGGCATCCCAAAACATGTGAAACAGATAAGTGCCTTTAATCGTTCCGTTATAAATCGCTTCGCGGAAGATTGCGTCTGCGCCCATCTCTTTGAACTGATAGTCCGAGAACTGCGTGAAGTCGATTGAGTCGGCATCTGCCGAATCGGCTTCGTATGTAATGCGGCAAGGCTTGTTGTTCATTGCAGACATCTTGTTGTTTGCAATCATACGGACAAAATTGGTAACGGGACGAGGCATCATCTTCGTTCTGTTCGTCACTTCCTTTCCCCACTGCCTGCCTTCGTAAAAATCGATATTTGTGCGTATGGTAGTTCCGAGTTTTATCGAGTTTTGAAACTGCCTGCCTTGCTCGTATTGTTTCCACGTTTCAGCCGCGCGCTCTTCTCTTGTCTTTTTCGGTTTATCATCCATCTTTTCTCTCCGGTCGTTTCACGGGTTCACCGTATATCCATTCGGTTAAGATATCCGCAGCGTCGGATTCCGAAATCCTATGGTTGTTTTTTTCATCGGCGTCGACATTGCGCTGACAAAGTTCTTTGATAAAACGCCCTTGCACCTCAACTTCGTTTTGAAGCACATTGACCTTATCGTTAAGTCGAGCCACATCTCTTTCGAGTGCCGTTGTCTTAATCAAAAGTTCCGTTTTTCTCATATCCACTCCATATACTCGTTGCCGTCGTTGTACGCGTAGCTTGTATCGTCGTCATCGTCGTCATCAAACTTTAATTCGGGCGCATCGATGAATGTATGTTCGCCTTGCTCTGACACAAAGTGTGTTATCATCAAAGCCATAATGAGGTCGTCGTGTTTTCCGACAATTGCTTCCGCCTTGCCTTTTTCGTTTCTTACGAAAGTAAGCATTTCGTAAAGCGTTTGAATGTCGCACACTATCTCGCCGTCGCACTCACGCCACTTCCTTTTGAAGTCTGCAATGATGGTTGGGCGTGTAAATGCGGTCGTCTTGAAACCGTATTTCAGCTCTATCGGGTTTTTAAGTGAATCTATCCTCTCTCGCATATACAAGTGCGGATATCTTGCTCTTTGAAGCCGCCTTGTAGGCTCATACTCATAGTTGACTTCGATGCCGATTATTGCGTTGTTGTAATACCGTCCGAGGCAATACATTTGATCTGCGTATAAATCGTCATCTATCTTTTGGCGGCGGTACACGGCAACTTGTTTGCCCGTTATATTGTCAATGACATGTGCCGTAAAAAAGTCGCTTCCTTCGCCAGCGGTATCTCCGCCTATTGCATACGGCTTTTTGCCTCTCACCTCATCAATAAAAGGTTCTTCATAGATTGCAATATCGCCAGCCGCGTCATCTACCCACTTGATATCCTTGTAATCGATGGTATCGTTATCCGCAGGGACTATGTTGTAGGTAAAATATCCGCGTTTCTTCGGCTGTAATGCCCTGCACTCATTGATTCGTCTTATAACAAGCTCGTTCCCGAACTCACACTCACCCGACGCGATAAACGCTTCTTCGGGGAAGCACGGATATTCCTGCTTGATTGAGTTCTTATCGATATAGAGGTTGTATTTCTTGACGTACCACGCGATTTGCCTATCGGATATACCGTTTTCTCTCAACCATTTAATTCGATTGATAATCCACTCATCCTTTGCTTGCTCTATGACTGCGATATCGTCCGAAACGTATTCTTCGCTTCGCCACCACTCATAAAACAAGTTGTCGCAGCTCTCGCTATCCCACAGGTCTTTTGCCTCGTTATAGCCGTTTGCGGTCGTTTCATAAATAACTATTGCGTTTGCCGTCAACGCTTCACCGATAGACTTTTGCAAATCCGACATCAAGCACTCATAAAATGCAACTTCTGAAAAGTGGCAAAATTCGAGCGTTTTGGAACGTCCGAGTTCTTTTGATGCCGTAGCAACTCGCCACGAGCTATTGAGTTTGTCAAAGTACAATTCCTTGCGGTTGTTAAACTTCTCTGTCGGTTTGAGTATGCCTGGAAGTCTGTCGTATACCGCACGCGCCTTATCGTTGAATATGCTGTCTGTGTTGATTTGCGCGTTTGCTACCGTGAAGCCTGCAAAGTTTCGACGAGTGATTGCGTATGCAAGCTGTATTGCCGTGATAAGCGTTGTAAAACCTTGCTGTCTGCCTTTAAGCACATATATCGGTATGCCCGGCGTTCTGTGTTCGAGGTGTTGGATGAAGTCCTTTTGCACCTCGTTAAAGAAGAACGGCACGGTCTTTTGCTCTTTATCAACAACCGTGAACGCTATCTCAATAAGCTTCCACGGCGCACTTTTGATTTCTTCTCGCAGATTGTCGTTATCGAGGATATATCGGACGGCGGAAGTTACGAGTTGCGCGTCATACGCTATGTCGTGGCGTTTTTCCCAAGAGCGTTTTCTCTTCTCAACTATTTCCGCTAATGTCATCATTCCGGGAAGTCCTCAAATGTTACACTAACTCTTGAAGTTTCTTTGCCTTGCGATAATGCTCTCTTGTCGTACAAGATGCCGATAGTGTTTGCTATCTTCGCCGTATCCTCGCATTTAAGCGCGCTTATTTTCTTTGCAAGTGCTTTGATTTGGTCGTTCGTCAACTCTTCGCCATCTTCTTCACAAGCCGCCATATAGTCTTTAAGCAATTCGTCCAAAGCTTCGTGGGCATCAATTGCTCTGTCAAAGTTCTTTTGGATGAGGTTTATGCCTTTGTTTATGCAATCGGATGTGGTTTCTTCAAACCTTTTTTTATAATCTTCGCGGAGTTCGGCAAAGTCCTTTGATTTTTCGCAAGACTTTTTCCAATCGTCGATAGTGCGAATAGGAATGCCCGTCTGTGCATTTATTTGCTTTGACGTCATTCCTGCGGCAAGAAGGTGCATGACCTTGTTTCTATCGCTTTCGTTGTACTTACATCCTCTCATTGTTGCAAAGTGGCGGCGGAGCTGATGAAAAAGCACCAATACTCCGCCTTTCATGGGGTTTTGTCGATGCGGCAGGACTCGAACCTGCGCTTTTCGAGATAAATGTATTTCTCGCTCCCTACCTCTGGGCGACGCATCGATGGGCAAGCGACGTTTCTTCCAACGCACAATCAGGGTGATTGTAGCCGCTGCGCGATTGTATCTTTAAGGGGGAAAATTATGATGATTCAAATCCCATTGAACCTACTTGTATAATATCGTGATGCGTTGTGACATTTTGTGACATGTTTCAAAAAAAGAACAGGGCTATTGCCCTGCTCTGTTGTCATATCCGCTCATTTGCGCAATTTTAAGGATAGCGTCGTTTATGTATCGACATAAGTGCCTATCCGTGTAACCAAACTTGTTTGCTGTCTTCCATAGCGGCTCTGCATTAATGTAGTGGTCTATAATAACCACCTTTTGTGTCGGTTCAAGCCGTTCGATAAGCCGCATATACTGTATTTCAAGTTTAGTAAAGTCGCTGATACTTTTTTCAAGCGCGCCCAAAACGGTATCGATTTGATTTTGAATCTGATTGTTTTTCAAGCAGTCGGCGCATTTCTTGTGAAGCTCAATCATATCGAGCATTGTTGCTATGCTTTGAGATTTCTTCGATAAAGAGCGAAGATCTTGCTTAACTTGTTTCGGTGTCATTTTCTTCCACCTCCGCTTGCTTGCACTCGTCGCAACATTCAACTATAAAATCGTTAAAGCCCCAGTCGTCTAACACGTCACGACGGTTAAGTTCCTTTTCAAACAGCAAACAGCAACAAAACTCATCTAATAGTCTACAATTGCCACAGTCATCTCTCGGCACTTCGATTTCAACCTTTATCTTTGCCATCTTCTACCTCCGATTGAATACACTCCTCGCAACGATAAGCATTGCATATTACTGGTAATGCCCACTCGAAACTTTCAACTATATAATCTCTTAATTCTTTGCGGAAAAGAATACAACGCGATAGCCCCGAATCATAAAATCTGCAACGACCACAATATTTACCTTTTGTTTCTATTTGTGTATCTAAATTAACCATTATTTCCGCCATTTTTCACCTCATTGTTTTTACATTCTTCAAGCCTATTAAAGAAACTGTCAGAAGTTGTTGGTAGATACTCGTTAAATGCCGTACAATATGGTTCTAATGCGTAATAATCAACAAACCGACACCCATAGCATTTTGAAGTATCTCCTTGCTTGTCGTTTTTTATGAGGTCTATGTCAACTTTAATCGTTATCTTCGCCATTTTGCACATCCATATCGATTATCGTTGTAAAAGTTTTTCAAGTTTGTTTACTCGTTCAATAAGTAACGAAACTTTTCTTTCGGCAATTTCCGCTCTTGTTTTCCAAGCAACGTTCTCTTTTTCCAGTTCGTTGATTTTTTTGCTCTCTGTTGCCAAGAGTAGTTATCAAACTTTCTATAATTACTTGTGTTCTGTCTTTCTGTTCACTATCCATTTTCTGCCTCCTTAAAATTCTTTCAACTCGGGTTTATATGCGCCTTGCCTGTATATGACGATTTTTATCTTCATATCTTGCTCATCAAAAAACTGTTGCAAGTCGTCAACATCGATAGAACCGTCCTCAACCAACAAGAGTTTCCATTTCGATTGTTTCGGGTT